CATAGTAATTTATATCAGATTTCAAACGCTTGAATGGATAAGGCTCTCTGCCTAACTCAGCAAGATCCTCTGGGTTGTTTAAATCACCTCTATAATAATCCAACAATCGTTGGTGAAGTTGTTTGTGCTTGAGTTTGAGACTGCGTAGTTTGAGTCTCTGTTCTGAAAAATGTTTTAAGTATTTACCGTGCAATTTAGGTGTATTGATACTTTCGCGGGAAAGCTCTGTCTCATCAATATTTACATCTTCTTGCCACATAGCAATAATATCATCAAGTATCATGTAATAACTCCAAATCAATATTATTCATTATAACTAATAATCAATATCACTTACTATAACTAATAATCTATACAAAGTCAATAGAATAATATTATTAATTTATAATCATTAATGCGGTACAATACCTATTATAACGTGTTTGACAAAGAAGTCAATAGATTTATGTCACTAATAGCTGTTCTACTGTAAATATTTTATAACGGAACATAACGTCAGCTTCGAGATATTCAACATCAGCTTGTGTTACATCAAAATTTAGTGGTGATAATGATAGTGGAAACATATCCTGGAAAGCAATTCGAATTTTAGGATTGTTATTAGAAGAAAGAAGTAGAATGCTACCGTCAGAAAAATTATTATGTTTAGCATATTGTTCAAATTTTTCTGGTTTAGCAAGTTCAATCATCCAGTTAAAAATCTCAAGATAGTTTGTCATGTTCTCATCTATGCGAAAACGAAGAGTCAATGGCTCATATGTAATCTTGTCTCCAGGTCTTGGTAATTGTGTGAATGGAGTTGGCTGAAGCAGTTCTTGCATAGATATTGTTGGTAACGTTGCAGCCTGACAAAAATATTCTACATTCGGAGTGCGTGACAATAGAAATCTAAAACCGAGCGGTGATAAAAAGTTTACATTTTGTGTAAGCGTTGAAGTATCTAAACCAACTCCAATTTTAGGTATTAGTGCCATGATAATTCCTTTTGAAATACTGCTCTTTTATAACCTTTATCATCAGTCTCATATGTATATGCAACTGATATTTCTTTGATTACTGCGTCAATGTTATTTTTCCAATAATTTAAAAAATTGTGAACACGAGGAAGTTCTGGTGCATCATCTTCTGTCTGCCAAATAAATTCCTGAATTATATCTGTATAGTCTGGCATATAATATAACACATCAAGAGTCACTAAACTTTTGCGTATCCACATAGTTCACTCCATTATTGTTTCTCATACTATTTATAATCAAACAAAAGACAAAAAAAGAGGGTAGCTTTTTACGGCTACCCTCTAAGTTTAGGTATATTATTATTAAAGTATTACTTACATCAAGTTGGCGATTGCCATAATACGATAGTAGATGTTTTTCTGTTGGCTAGAAATAACACCGTTAGCACCAGTTGTTGCGAATGGGTTAGCAACAATGCCGTAACGAGTCTTAAAGCCGATTTTAGGTTGGAAGCTCTGCTCACCAACTGCACGAACCATTTGCAATGGAACGTATGGGCAATAGAACATACCAGCATCAAAAGCGCTCGCGCCTTTGTAACCGATTGTAGCATACTGGTTGCCAGAAGCGCTTGAGAAGTATGGGTCTACATAGACTTTCATACGACCGTTAAGAACACCAGCAAAAGTATTGCCCGTGTCATCAACATTCAAGTTTACGCTAAGAGCAGGAGTATAGTCAAGAACACCAGCCATTTGAAGAGCAGACGCAACGTCTGAACCACAAATCATGATGTTGCCTTTTCCGCGACGAGTGTCTTTAGCAATTTTATTTGCTTCACGCTCGATTTGGAAGACTAAACCTTTGAAACGCTCAACTGACCAACGACCGTTAGCATCGACATCGAGGTCGAAAGTACCAGCAGATGTTGTATTTTCTTGAGCACCAGCAGTAGCTGTGTAGTTGATAGTACGAACAACTTCACGGTTGATTTCAGCAAGGATCTCAGCAGAGAGAATATTGCTTAGTTCCGTTTCAGCATCTAGACCATGGATGGCTTTAAGGTCTTGAGCCAATTCCATTGTGTACTCAGCTTTAAGAGCACGAGAAACTGCAGTAACGGAAATTTTCTCAATTGAGAAAGCCATTTCTGAGAAATGGTTTCCAGCAGCATCGCCGAGAGCTTCAGCAGAAGCTGTAGACATACCAGGTGTGACTGTGTAACCAGAACCAGAAGCACGCGACGTTGGATCATTACCAGCTTGAGCAGTTGCACCAGCTTGTGTTTGGTCACGACCAGGAGTACGAGTAGAGAACGTAGCATCGTTGTTAGCAGAAGCAGAAAACGATGTAATAGCTTCGTTATAAAGTGCTTCAGTTCCAGCTTGTTCTTTGTACTGTGGACGCATTGCAAAGATAAGTCCAGTTGGACCAGTCATTGGCTGAACGCCAGCAACATCATATGCAATAAGGTTAGGCATTGAACGACGAACCAGTGAAATAAGTACTGGATCAAAGTTATCAATGTTAGCGCCTGTTGCGTTAGTAGGTGCAGCTTCGCCTAATAGTGTTGGCTCGGAATAGCCTCCGGAACCAGCATTACCTTCACGAGCAGCAATTTCTTGGTTTTCAAGAAGTGTTGCAGTAACAGCACGACGATGCGGATCTTTAATTTCTCCAAGATCGGGATGCTCAATTACTGGTGCCCACTTCTTCTGTAGTTCTTCAGATAAAAACATTAGATTTTCTCCTTACGGTATTTAATATAATCTTCATTCTATTTATTTATAATAAATTTATTTTGTAACAGACCTTGAAATGGCACTCATATAATTAGCCATCGGACCAGTGGTCGTCTTTTCTTCATCAAGAGCAACAGGATCATTTTCATCGTCAACGATGACTGAAACTTGTTCATCAATCACATCAAAATACTGTGATTTTAGCATTGAAATTTTACCAGCAAATACTTCTGCTGAGTTAAATTCAATACCTTCAGCAAGACCACGGAGTTTTTCAACTTGTGAGTCTGTTAGTTCATTGGTTGATTCTGCAAAGATTGTTTCTTTTTCGAATTCTTTAACTGTCCCACGCAAGTTTACATTTTCGTCAACCTGCTTGTTTAGTTTAGATTCTAAATCTTCGACCTTAGAAAAAAGTTCTTCAACAACATCGATTTTTTCTTCGGGAACATCAACATAATGCTCAGTGAAGAGGTCTTTTAATCCTACCATAAAGTCTTCGACCATATCAGCACGAACGCCAGTTTCGATAGCTAATTTGTTCTCTTCAACCCACTCTTGAACAACATAGTCAAGATATGAATCAACTTTTTCAGTAAGTTCTTCAACGATTTCGACGTTAGTAGCTTCTGCATCAGATTCAACTTCAACTGCAAATTTAGCAATTTCTTCGTTTACCTTAGCAACAACAGCAGCTTCAAATACAGTTTGAATCATTACTTTATGATCTTCTGTAAGTTCAGAACCATTAAAGATTGCATTAACATCTTCTGAGATATCAATATCAGCAGAAGTAATTGATGTAAGAGCACGTGGGGCTTCTTCGCCTTCAAGGACTTCTACTTCTTCAAGATCAGAATCTTCGTTAAACATCTTGCCATAAGTTGTTTTCAGATCTTCTTTTTTCATTTTAGACATAGCTTGAACAGCAGCATTAATCATACCAGCTTTCGTGCTAATCTTTGGCATAGGGTCACCTTTGCCTTTTTTCTTTTCGTCAGCTTTCTTTGTAGAAGGCTCTGGAACTTCTGATGGATCGCCGAGGCTTGCCTTGAACTCTAAAAGACTCTCATCTTCAGTATCAAGAACTTCAGCGTCCATTTCAGTTGTTTTTACTTGTACTTCGGACATCCGTTATCTCCTTATTGAAATATTCAAATTTGTTTTCAATTTCATTATTATTTATAAAATATCATCTTTTAGAGTTGCTTTAAAAAATTAGTGAAAGCTCTAAACTTTGCTTCTTGTAGTTCGCTTTTAGACGCACTACGTATTTCTTCTTGTGTCTCTTCGATATATTGAGAAACCCAACTACCGTTAACATTCTGAATCCATTCCACGCCTTCCATAACACCTTCAACGAAAGCATTAGGAGCAGAAGGATCGGCAACAATATCAGCAGCAGTTGCTAGTTGAAAATCACTTTGAACTTCATTGGCACCATTCTTTTGACGAAGAGTTCCCATGCCACGAGAAGAGACGCCAAGTTTAGCGCCTTCATCCATAAGATTCTTAACGATGTTTCCCATAGGTGTTTCTGACATAATCTTAGCTTTACCTATGACATTCGAACCGTCTTGATAAAGTTCTTTGATCATATGCGATACGCGCTCAAGATTAATTGTTGGACCCTGTGGATGACCAAGTTCTCCATATGCACGGTTTTCTTTAACGTATTCTTTATTATAACGATCAACTTCTTTCATGAGAGTTCCCATAGGATAGATGCGACCATTACGGTTTTTAACATCTCCCTGCATAAAAACACCTTCAATGAAATAGTTTTTACCGCCACCTTCTTTTGCTTCAGTAACGAGCTGAATGTCTTGGTCGTAAACTTCGGTAATTAGTTTCATATTACTCTCCAGAATTTTTATGCATTTTGATTATAATACTACCATAACCAGATTCGGTGAATACTAAATTTGCTTGAGCTTCGGTCGGTGTTTCTAAACGCATACTATTTTCAGCAAGTTTTAAGTGTCCGCCTTGACCAAAGCATCTAAATACTATTGAGGATCCACGATAGATATACCAGTATCCATATGTCAATGCATTCGTCCACTTAATCTCAGCAATATGCATTGAGGAAATTGTTTCACCTGCAGTATTAGCACGCGCATAACTTGGCGCATTATCAGATGTAGACAAAAATCCAGTTTGGTCCGATACAATTACTATACTACCTGTACCTAGACTGCCTTTACTTGTATTTACTGTTTGATATATTGCCATGTTCTATTCCTTTACGCCCCGCCTGTTTTATGTAATTTCATGATTATGTCGCCGGTGCCATATAAACTAAATTGAACATTCGATGAAGCTAGGGCTGGTATTGTTAAACGCAATCCATTGTCAATAAAATTAACATACCCATATTGACCATAGCAGGTAAATACAAGATTGTTGCCACGTCTGATAGACCAATAATAGCCTGCATTGCTAGTAGTCCAAGCAATTTCAGCAATTTGCAGCGAAGAAACTGTTTCACCTGCGGTATTAGCTGCGTAGTTTACTGGCGCATTAGCAGATGAAGAAATCCATCCAAATGCATTAGCACGAACTACTAGAGTACTAACACCTCGACTACCTTTACTTTGATTCATTGTAATCGTTTGTGCCATGTTCTATTCCTTTACGCTCTGCCTGACTTATGTAATTTCATGACTAAATCGACACTACCAGATTGGATGAAGACAACATTCGCTTGAGCTTCGGTCGGTGTTTCTAAACGCAATCCATTGTCAGCAAAATTTATATATCCATTTTGACCATAACATCTAAATACTTCGGTGTTGCCACGTCTAATGCGCCAATAATAGCTTGCATTGCTCGTAGACCAATAAATTTCAGCAATATGCAAAGAAGAAACTGTTTCGCCAGCAGTATTAGCTGCATAGTTTACTGGTGCATTGCCAGTAAAAGAAACAAATCCAGTTGAATTAGCACGAACTACTAGAGAACTAACACCTCGACTGCCTTTACTTTGATTTACTGTAATCGTTTGTGCCATAATCTGTTTTTTTCTTTACATTGCAGACTTAGCAAATTTGACCATACTATTAAAAGATGACTTGTCTTTCATTGCTTCGGCTTCCATTCGCTTTTTATTTGCACCACTGAGTTGACCAATAGCAGTATTGAGAGCTTTTGCAGAAGCATCATCAACCTTTACCATTTCGCCAGATTTCAGTTTAAGAGTACCAGCATTGAATGCTTCATCAAGTTCAACTGATTCAGTAACTTTAGAAGAACCCTGCATTACTGCTTTCATATCACCTTGTGACTTATCGGCAGAACGCTTTGAAGATTTTCCACCAGTCATAGACTTATATGTCTTTAGAATTGGCTCGCCTTTTTTAGTTTTGCCACCTACGTGATTAGGATCTTCTTTTGGACCTTTACGATCACCAGTATAAATCTCATCGTTTCCGAGAGGATAATCTGTTTTATCTACTTTATGTTTATCAGCAAATTCTTGTTCGCCTTTTGATACAGGCTTCAAGTATTTATCTGGCTTCTTCTGACCTTTTGGTGGTGTTTGGTCAGCAGCTATTTCTTCGAACAGATCTTTAAATTTCTTCATCTGATGATTCCTCTGGTTCTAAGTCGATTTCAGATTCTT